CAGCTACTGCAGAAGCAGGTCGTTCTGAAGCACTATCCTTATTGATTCTTGATGAGGCAGCTTTTATTGACCATATTGACACGATATGGGCAGCAGCACAACAAACATTAGCAACAGGTGGTAATTGTATAGCTCTTTCTACACCTAATGGTGTTGGTAATTGGTTTCATAGAACATGGATAAATGCAGAAGATGGTTCTAATCAATTTAACACTATACGATTACACTGGACTAATCATCCAGAAAGAGATGATGAGTGGAGAAAGGAACAAGATAAAGCATTAGGACCTACATTAGCTGCTCAAGAGTGTGATGCTGACTTTCTCACTTCAGGACAATCTGTTGTTGACCCACAAGTATTACAATGGTATAGAGAAACAATGATAACAGAGCCTATTGAGAAAACAGGTTTTGATAGAAATTTATGGGTATGGAAACAACCAGATTATTCAAAAGATTATATCGTTGTAGCTGATGTTGCTCGTGGAGATGGTCAAGATTATTCAGCATGTCAAGGAAATAGAACAAGTAGCTGAATATAAAGGGCAATTATCAACTACTGATTATGGTCACTTTTTGATAGATATAGCGACAAAATACAATGATGCACTACTTATAGTAGAGAATAATAATATTGGGTGGGCTACTTTACAGACTATTATAGACAGAGGATATAAAAATTTATTTTATCAGTCAAAAGATTTAAAATATATTGATGTTGAACATCAAATACAAAATAAATACAGAGCTGAAGATAGAAATATGGTAGCTGGATTTTCAACAACTATGAAAACAAGGCCTCTTGTTGTTGCTAAAATGGAAGAATATACAAGAGAAAAAATGGTAAAATTATACTCATCGAGGTTAATTGATGAATTATTTGTATTTATATACAAATCTGGTATGGTAAATACAAAAGCAGAAGCTATGGATGGGTATAATGATGATTTAGTGATGTCTTATGCCTTAGGATTATGGATAAGAGATACTGCATTAAGATTGAGAAAAGATAAAGATGATTTACAAAGAGCAATGATGGGTTCATTATTAAATAATAATGGTGATTTTAATACAAAATCAGATACAGGATTTTTTACTGGTGTAGATAATAACAATAAAAATCCTTATGAAATTAAAGTCGGTGATAAAAAAGAAGATTTAACATGGTTATTAGGATAAAATAGGGAATAAATATGGCAGAAAATGAAAACATATTACAAAGATTAGGAAAATTATTTCAATCTAACATCATTATTAGAAAAAAAGATGATGGTAAGTTAGTTGTTAAAGATGTGGACTTTGCACAATCTGCATTAGTTTCTAATTTTGTAGATAGATATACAAAAATAATGGGTGGGGGTACTTTTGGTTCTAAATACGCCGCTCGTCAAAATCGCTCTAATTATGATGTTCAGCGTCGTGAATTATTTCAAGATTATGAACTAATGGATTCAGATCCAATCATATCTTCTGCATTAGATATTTATTGTGATGAATCAACTGTTGATAATATTGAAAACGAAATTTTAACAATAAAATCTGAAAATAATAAAGTTGTAGAAATACTACATAATTTATTTTATGATATTATGAATATAGAATTTAATCTTTGGTCTTGGATTAGAAATTTAACTAAATACGGTGATTTTTATTTACAACTTGATTTATTAGATAAACATGGAGTAGTTAATGTCAAGCCACTATCTCCTTATGAAATGGTCAGATTAGAAGACCACGACCCTGAAAATCCGACAAAAGTTGAATTTGAAATACAAGGAATGAGTAGTAAATTTTCATCAAGAGCGGGTGAGAAGATTTTATTACAAAATTACGAAGTTGCACATTTTAGATTAATGTCAGACTCTAACTTTTTACCTTATGGTAAATCAATGTTAGAAGGTGCTCGTAAAGTATGGAAACAATTAACTCTTATGGAAGATGCTATGATGATTCATAGAATTATGAGAGCTCCAGAAAAAAGAGTATTTAAAGTAGATATTGGTAATATACCACCAAACGAAGTTGATAATTTTATGCAAAGAATTATTAATAAAATGAAAAAAATTCCTGTAATTGACCAAAAAACAGGAGAATACAATTTAAGATATAATGTTGAATCAACAACAGAAGATTATTATTTACCTGTTCGTGGCGGTGATAGTGGAACATCAATAGAAACATTACCAGGATTATCTAATGACAATGCTATAGAAGATATTGAATATTTAAGAAATAAAATGATGGCTGCTTTGAAAATACCAAAAGCATTTTTAGGATATGATGAAAGTATTGGAAGTAAAGCTACATTAGCTGCTGAAGATGTTAGATTTTCAAGGACAATAGAAAGATTACAAAAAATCATAGTGTCAGAATTATCAAAAATAGCAATTGTACATTTATACACTCAAGGATTCGATGATAGTGATTTAATTGATTTTGATTTAGAATTACAAAATCCATCAATGATACACATGCAAGAAAAAATGGAATTAATTACACAAAAAACTGATTTAGCAAATACAATGATAGAAAATAAAATTGTATCAAGACAATGGGTTTATGACAACATTTTTGAGTTTAGTAATACAGAGAAAAAAGAAATTTTTGAACAAATGGTTGAGGACCAGAAACAAAAGTTTAGATTTGAACAAATCGAATCTGAAGGAAATGACCCTGCTGAATCTGGTGCAGCTGCAGAGGACATAGAAGAACAGAGTGGTGAACACGGCGGTGACAGAAGAAGTGGTACTGCTAAAAAAGAATATGGAAATGAATATAATTCAGAAGATTTAAAAGACGCTACAAAATACGAAAAAGAGCGATATGGTAAAAGAAACTTTAAACATAAAAGTCCACTTCACCCAGGAAAGGGTTCAACTTTAGTTAAATCTGAAATGTTAAAACGAATTAAACAACAATTTGATAAAGATA